GCGGTTGCTCTCGTGCAGGGCGTCGCGCTCACGGCGGCGCAGCTCGGCGCTGTTGCCCTGCAGTTGCAGCAGCTGCGTCTCGAGCTGGGCGCGCTCGCTCATGACCTGCTGGTAGAGCTGGCGCAGGCTGTCGGCGGTGGCTGCGGCGCCGCCGACCAGGCGGGCCATTTCGTCGGCCACCAGGCCGAGCTCTTGCTGCAGGCGCTGCGCAATTTGCTCGTCGCTGAGGCCCATCAAGCTGACCTTGATGCTGCGAGTAAAGCCGACCAGCGATCCAGACGCTAGGCCCAGGTCGCGCGCCATCTTGGCAGTGTCGTCGCGCAGTTGCTTGAAACCGCCGCCAAGCACGGACTGCATTGCGTCGCTCAGCGGATCTTGCGTCGTTCGGTTGCTGCGAAACCAGCCACCTTTTTCAAACGTGAACTGCTGCCCGGCAAAGCCGCTGGCGCCGCCAAACGTGCCCTGGACGCCGGTGTCTGCCAGCTTGGTGCCGAAGGCGCGGTTAACGATGCCGCCGATGGCCGCGCCGATGCCGGCGCCCAGCGGGCCCCAGATGGCGCCGATCGCTGTGCCCAGGTTGACGGCGGTGCTGCCCGAGCGGCCGCCCATCGCCGAGTAACCGCCGCTGATGCCGCGGCCGACCATCTGGCCGATGGCTGCCGGCCCGATCATCCCAGCCACAGTGCCCGCGCCCATGGCTAGGCCCTGGCCGAGCGGCGCGTTGATGGCGTGGCCCAGGGCCATGCCGGTGCCCTGCCAAGACACGCTGGCCAGCTTGGCCGCGCTGGTAAACAGCCCGGTGTAGGCGCTGAGGGAAGCGCCGCTCATGCCGAGCATGCCCAGCACGCCCGGCGCCGACCCGGCTGCCGTGCTGCCGGCCTGTGCCGCAGCGCTGCCTGCCGCGCCGCCCATGCCGAGCATGCTCATCAGGCCGCGCGCCATCGGGTCTGCGATGGCCTTGATGATGGGTTGCAGGACGAGGGTGCTGAAGTAGCGCTTGAGCGCTTGCCCGGCGCTTTGGCCGCCGGACATGAGGGCGTCGGCGAGGGCTTGGCCGACCTGGTCGACGGTGCGTTCCCACTGGGCGGCGGCTTCGCGGGCGGCGTCGACGTTGGCTTGCTGCACCCGCTGCTGGCCCATGACCGTCAGCAGTTTCTGCCGCGCCTGGATTTCGCGCTCGATCTGCTCCCAGCCTTCGCTGCCCTGGGCATACCGCGCCTGCTGTTCGCGCAGGCGTTGAATGGTGACCAGTTCGATGGCCTCGGCCAGGCTGATGTTGTGCGCGGCAGCACGGTCAGCGGCCTGGGCTTCGAGTTGCAGTTGCTCGGTGCGGGCGGTGACCGAGTCGAGGGCGCGCTTTTGCGCTTCGGCCTGGTCGTCGAGGTACTTCTGGACGGCGGCGGCGTCCTGGATCTGGGCCTGGGTGATCTGGTCTTGCAGGGTCAGCAGGTAGTCGCGGTAGGCTTCGCGCTGGCGCAGGTACTCGCGGGTCGCTTCTTCTTCGGCCTCGTACTCGCGCACCAGGGCGGCCAGGGCGATGTCAGCCTGCAGCTGCAGCTCGCGCTGGTGGGCGGCTTCGGCTGCCAGCTCGGCAGCGTCGTAGCGGGCGATGGCGGCCAGGTCTTGGGCGGCGCGCACTTCGCGCTCGGCCAATGCGGCCTCGGCCTGCAGCTGCAGCTCGCGCTGGTGGGCGGCTTCGGCGGCCAGCTCGGCGGCGTCGTAGCGGGCGATGGCGGCCAGGTCTTGGGCGGCGCGCACTTCGCGCTCGGCCTTGATGGCGGCGTCCGCGGCGCGCTCGGCATCGTATTCGCGCAACTGCTGGGCCAGGGCGCGGTCGGCCTGCAGCTCCAGCTCGCGCTGCAGGGCCTCGGCGCTGGCTTGCTCAGCGGCCAGCGTGGCGTCGTCGTAGCGGGCCTGCTGGCGCAGGGCGTCCTGCGCGATGCGCTCCAGCTCGGCCTGGTGCGCGGCTTCGGCGTCGGCCACGGCGCGGTCGTAGCGCAGCAGTCGGTTGAGGCTGTCCTTCTCGTCGGCTTCGAGCTGCAGTTGCGCAGCGCGGCGGGCGGCTTCATCAGCGGCAGCCTGGGCGGCGTCTTCGCGCCCCAGGCGGGCCAGGTCTTGGCGGGCGCGGATGTCGCGCTCGGCGTTGGCGGCGGCGGCGGCGCCGGCTGCGCCGGGGGCTGGTAGGGCGATGCTGGGGCGCGCACGTGCGTCGGCCGTGCTGTTGCCTGCGCGGGATTGTTGGCGCCTGGAATCAAAGGATTGGCGCAGTCGGCGAGACAGGGCAGTTCCGTCGTAGTTCCACAGGTCGTCCAGCTTGTCGTTGAACTGCTGGACGACGTCGTTGCGGTCTTGCAGCGCGCGCTGGATGGCGGCGCGGTTTTCGGCGTTGAAGATGCCGCCCCTGTTCTCGATGCGCAGAAGGCCGAACACCTCAGCGAACGTGCTGACGTCAGTGAAGACCGCGCGGAAGGCGCTGACGACAACGCCGACGGTTTTGACCACGCCGACCAGCGCCTCGGCCACGGTGGCGACGGCGATGGCAGCGTTTTCGGCCCAGCTGGCCAGCGTGTCGCGCTGGCGCAGGTCGTTGGTCTGAGTGATGGTGTCGTTGATCGCCTTGGCGAAGTCGGACAGCACCGGCAGCAGCTGGCTGGCCATCGTGCGGCTGAGGTCGCCCACGTTGGCCTGCGTGAGCGCCAGTGCCCGGTTGAACCGCTCGGCTTCCTCGGCTTGCTGCTGCGTGGTGCCGGCCTGCAGCTTGCCAGCTTCAGCCAGGTCCTTGAGCAAGGGCGCAGCCTCGCGTACGGATTTGCCGAAGAGCTCCTGCACGATCCTGGCCTTGTTTCCGTCGTCGGCAAAGTTGGCCAGCGCACGGGCAGTCTGCTGCAGCGCGTCTACCGGGTCGGCGCGGCGCAGCGCGGCGACGTCGAGGTTGATGGCACGCAGCGCTTGGCTGGCGGCATTGGTGCCGTCGGCGTCTTTCAAGACTGCGTTGAAGCGGACCATGATGCCGCCCACGGCATCGAGGGTGGTTCCGGTGGTGCGGGCAAAGCGGTCGAGCTTGCTGATTTCCTCGACGCTGGTGCCGACTGCGTCGGCCAGGTCGTTCATGGCGTCGATCGCGTCGGCGCTGCTCTTGATCCACGCAGCGATGCTGCCGATGCTGAGCGCGCCGATGATGGCTGGGCCCAGCGAGCGGAACGCGTCGCCCACCTTCAGCGTCTTGCTGTCCAGCTCGCCCAGGCTGCGCGTCACGCCCTGCAGGCCGCCTTGCACCTGAGCGGCGCCCTGCAGGTTGAGTCGGATGCCGATCTGTTCTGCCATGGTGCTCAGGCCCGGTGTTCAGCGGCGCGCGGATGAGGGGCGCTCGCGGCGGGCACGGTCGGCCCATTCATGGAGCGTGACGCGCTCCATGCGCTGGATGTCGGCCAGCAGCTGGCGCGCGCGGCGCGGGGGGCGGTCCAGGCGGGCCAGGCGCAGGTAGGCTTCGACGCCCGCGTAGTTGAGGCCCACCGGCTGCCCCATGCCCGCGTGCACCCACTGCGTCTGCAGCGCCAGCCACGCCTGCAGCGCGCGCTGGTTTTCGGGCAGCAGGAAGAAGGGGCGCGGGCCGCCGGTGTCGCTGCGGTCGAGCACGAGGCCGAAGGCGGCCAGCGCGGCGTCTTGTTCGTGGTCGGCGGCGTCGTCATCTTCCGTGCTCCCGAAGTCCAGCTCGCCGCGCGCGAGCAGGCGCGCCGCCTCCTCTAGTTTTTTGCCGTGCCCTTGGCTCCGCAGCTTTCCAGGTACGCCCCGAAGATGACGCCGGCCATGCCCACGATCTCGAGCAGCGCGGCCAGGTTGGCCGGGGTGAAGGGCACCTGGTTGCCGTCGTCGTCGAGCACCCCGTCCCAGCCGGTGACGACGTCGGCCAGCAGCTCGGGCACGGTGCGCTGGTTGCTGTCGACGATGTCGCGCAGCGCGCTTTGCGACAGGCGCTTGGCCTGCAAGCTGAAGCTGAAGGCGGCGGGCTTGCCGTCGGCGCCCGGCACCTTGCCGGCGACGGGAACGGTGATGGTGTTGGATTGGTACAGACGGAAGGCCATGCGGGGCTCGGTGTGTGGCTGGGTGCGGTGGGCAGGGCGGCGCGGTCAGGCGGCGATCACAGGCAGACGATGCGGAGCTCGTCGTTGCCGCTGGACGGGACGAAGCGCAGGTTGAGGCCGGTGTGCAGCTCGCCTTCGTAGTCCACGTCGGACGGGTCGATGCGCTGCACGCGCGGGGCGTGCAGGATGATCCCCACGCCCGCGCCGGTGCTGTGCGTGAAGCCCAGGCTGGTGGTGGTGTTGGCGTTGATGTCGGTGCGGAAGGTGGCTTCTTGCGCCGCGCTCAGCTCGAGCTGGCACGAGCCGGTGACATCACGTTGCGTGATGCTGACCGACTGGCCGCCCAGGATGGCCTTGCGCGCGATCGTGTTGCCCAGGTTGATGGCCAGGCCGCGGCTGGGGTAGGCGGTGCCGCTGGTCAGCGTGCCGGCGCTGTACGTTGCGCCCAGGTTGATGTCGCCCGAATTCACGTCGGACACCACGCTGGGCACCTTCCACGAGGTGAGCGTCAGCGTGGGGTCGGCGGTGGCGGTGGTGCCGCCGTCCAGGCCCGTG